TTATCATCGCCAGCGTCGTACTAGCTTGCTAGTATTTCGCTGTGTGTACGTACTGACAACTGACACCGATTCGACGGTTATTATATTAACGTCACTTGAGCGTTTTCGTTTTCCCTCCCGTATTTTACAGGTAGGCTTAACGTTAAACGCGTCGGAGACGCGAGTATCTTGCCGATTCGAATCGCCAACCCAGTCATTGGGCTGACTTTCAGTTCGGATATCCGAACTGTCGGTGGCCGTGACTCGCTCTCTAACCAAACTTCCGTCACGAGTGAGAGACCTGTTTTCGCTGAGATAGCGAAGAAGCATCTCCCATCCGGGCAGAGGGTGTAGGGAACGAGGGGAACTAACGTCCCAGACGTAAAATTCGAGCTTCTGTAAGCCCAAATTGTTACGTTGGCGCAACTTCCATTCTGTTGGAACTTCAACAAGGCTTGGAGCTCGAAGATCGAGCGCCTTACCTGGAATCGGACCGTAGATACGGAATAGATTCCCTGCGATAAGATCGTAGGTGTTGAAGTACTGTCTTCTGTAGAGTTCATTCGAATAATCTATGAAACTACTATAGACTTCAGGCGATCGGGACTCTGACCAGACTGTCCTGAAACGGACAGGAGTGACATCGACTCCTTTGAAGGAATCTGTGCCACATGACTCTCTAAAGAGTCCACTGGTACAGCTTTTGTCACGGTTTATCTTTAAACCACATGACTCTAGCTGTTCGATTGCGTCTGCGGCTTGCGCCGTGGGTACAATCACATCATCCCCGTACACTAAAATGCTCTTACGAGCATCTGCGTTAGGTGCTGCAGCGGTAAGGATAGCCCATATTGTAAGTGCCATTACGGGAAAGCAAAGACTGCTTCCCATTGGCGCAAACTTATGAAGCTTTAAAACCTCACCAGTAGGCAGCACGGTAGCTGAACTTCTGCAAGCCATCAAACACTCAAATACGTTTGATGGGAACAGCAGACGAACCAGACCAACAGAGACGCGGTCCGAGGCCTCATTGAGGTCAAGAGTCGCGTACCTTCCCGTCGAGGACCCAAGCAGGGCACCTCGCTGGTTAGGCTTTTGGTCTGTGAAGAACACATTCCACCTTGTCAGCGGATGTGTTTCGACTAATCTGACAATCGCACTTCTAAGTCCTTGCTGGATCCATTGATAATCAACGGGCTCAGCAGATATTAGTCGTGGTCCACGAGAGTCCTTCTGCACAAGAATTACACGTGCAGGATGGTCCTCTTCCGTCCAAGAATCGAAATTCTTGTACGCATCACATACGTGCCCTAAAGACGAATAAAAGTACTCGTCTCTAGGATATGTGTTAGTGATGTTCGCCGAGACATTATTAAACCGAAACTTCTCCCAGGGCTTTTGCTTTCCAGCAACAGCTCCAGGTCCGTTTCGAGGGTATATGTCTTTCGGGTCAAAACGTGCAAATAACCTCGCTAAGAGTATACGTGCACGGTGCAAGACTGATCGTCTACTTCCGCGCCTTAAAGCGGGAGTAGGCCAGTCTTTATTGTCAACAGTGTCACAGTAGAGGGCCGAAGCCATCTCATTGACAGTCTGTAAGCCCTCATCAGTTTGTTTAAACTTTTGAAGGGCTGACAGTTCTTGATCAGCTGAGTAAGGTAACTTGTACTTAGAAAAACAGTACAAGATTTGTCTCACTACTTTAACGCTGTTTTCGCATGGGTTGGGGAGGAGCGCTCCGTCCGGGCCAAGTATTCTACTGAAGAACTCACCGAGAAACCTCGGAAGTTCACTATGAGCCATAGTTTTAAAGCCATGACTCGCAGCTGTCAGCGGAATACCTGCAAGAGCCTTATCAAAGGCCCTACCGAGACGGGGCATGGTTTTCGTGAGAAAACCAATGCCCTCCCTGTCGATTCTAGCTAAGACCTTCTTACGGGTCTTGGCAAGGGCCGACAAGTTGAACACAACTCCATGCTGATTCCAGACGTCGCTTAACATTGCTACGATGATTTTACTTTCATCTAGGCTCTGTGTTGGTTCCATAAGGTAACCACCTAGAGTATGCAACGTTAAACGATACTTATACAGACTGAACAAACCTCCAATAGCCATGTTGAATAATACACAGCTACGGAAGACGTTCCTGAGGTCATTGCCGAACGGTCCTACACCTAGTGTAGTGAACGCGCTCGTCTCTGTCCCAGGAGCCGGTGTCGGCGATTTTACAATAGATCCTCGCCATACGTTTATGCCCGAAGAAGACGGATATGTCGCATACTGTCACATTAATATGACAGAGCGACGAATAATCCGAGTCGTCGGACTGTATGGTCCTGATCTACCTACAATCGCCTATTTCGGTTTTCCTCCTCTTTAAAGGAGGAACCGAAATACCCGTTAGGGATTGGGCCGGACAGGCCCCACCGAATTAGTGATAACTAATTGTCGTGAGTAAGAGACCGAGTTCGTATCCGCGGATCGCTCTAGTTCGACTGTCGTCGAAATAGTCGCGCCTCCGTAAGATACGCCAAGGTCTTTTAAACGGAATGTCCAATCAGCCCCGCGGCAACCCACGAAGAAGACCAAGAGAAGTATGCTGATGACCGCAAGGTCTGAAGCAGTGACTCGGCTTGGCCGTGGTGGATTGGAAGCGAGACTAGAACTACCTGTTGGAGAGGATTTCACAGTCCTCCAGACAACAGCGTCGTGGCGCCGTTACCCGTGCCATCGTAGAGAATCGTCGTCGAAGCGCCAAGAGAAGCGCAGAACGACATCAACTCCGCGAGGACATGAGTCGGTTCGGTGTTTGCCGCCAGGGCACCCACGGGGGTGTCCAGGACGACATATGCCGATATAGTGACTGGTGTGACGGAATCTACCGTCGAAATGACAGTTTTGTCAAATCGAGCGACAGATCGCCGTCTCTTCTTAAGTCCCGAACCAACCTCTTGGTGTTGCACCTTGAGGCGGTGAGGGGCCGAAGGAGACTCCGTAATTTGGGAGTACTCAGTCGAACGTTCGCCAGTAGAGATGCGGGAGAATTCAACTTCCGTACCTGCTGAGTTCTTGATTTCGTTATTGTTTAGCGTATTTGCTAGCATACTTACGTTTATTTGAGGAGTTAATGCTAACCTTTTACAAAGATTAGCTCCGTTTGTGGTGAGACTTTCGTACTATTACGAGAGCAGCACCGAGACTGAACTCTTTCAAGCTCAGCCCGCTCGATGTTATCGAGCCCGATGAAGGCAGCTCCACAACCCGCTTGTAAGCGGATTCTGTAGTTACAGGCATCGGTACCCCTGGGGTCGTTACACTCTCGACACCGCCGATATCATGATATATAGAAGGTGTTTTCACCGTTCTATACATCAATATTCGGCGACGAGCGGTGTAGGACCACAAGTAGTTGTGTATGTTTATCTGTGGCTCCATGTTGAGTATTCGTCTATCGTTGAGCCATCGGCTTACGCCGAGAACCCAATCGACGACGAATGACCAAGGTATGGCGTTCCAAATGATCGCGGGGTTAAGGTTAACTCCGAGAGCATCCAGTAGGCCAAATAGTTGAGCATGCTCAACCTGATATTGAGTAAAATTGTAATTATACTCAATCTCAGCATGGAAGGTTGATACATCTGTGTAGACGTACCTATCCGTTATAGACGTAATACCACAAGGAACATCACAGCCGTACTCATACGGCGGATGAGAACCTAATGGTAAGGGGGATGTGTATCCCCGTGTCTTCGTATAGGGGTCCGGAACAGTCAGAGTAGCACGGAAGTGCTTTCTCTGTGTGTATCCCTGACCAGCGACTAGAGCATTTATTTCGGCTCTAATCTTGGTCAACGCGGTATAAATACCGCGTATATCAGACAACAAAGGCAGGATGTTAAAACTTGTTTGCAAGTAAGCATCCGCCGATGTTCGGGTCATACGCTTCAATGTCCAGCCAGGCATATACTTCCAGTTGAGCTTGCTCAACATAGAAGTTACCGTGCTACTCATTGAACGTAGTGTCGCAGGTAAGGACTTGAAGTCCTTTAATTCAATGATTGAATTAACGAGACTAAGCTCGTCTTTTACCAGCGGAAGCATAGATCTTAAAGATCGTTGCTTAAGGTCACTTAATCCATCGGGGTTCGGTCCAAAACCGTCGACTCCGGGAACGTACCACGGCTGAAGATCCTGAAAAGGCTCTCCAGCAGACCCGAACTCGTTACAGAACCAAGCAAACGGATCGGCAGAACTCGCAGTATCATACCGATGTTCCCCATTCTGGAGAACATCAAGATGGTTTGCGACACCTCCGACGTTTCGTGTAAGGACAGGAATGGTTACTGAGCGCTTATAGTGCTCAAAGCTCTTCCACTGTCGCTTATTCTTATCGCTATTCGGCGTCATAGCTTCAAATAAGGCCTTATATTCGGGCCAGATGAAGTTACGCGCAGTAGGCGGTAGAGTCGCAGCTTGACATTGAATTGTTTCAATGCGGGCTGGCACGAGAGTTTGGCGAGTAACGTAGTTTGACATACACTATGGATGTTGAACAATTCGTTCAACTTAAGGTGGTGAACCAACAGGGTTCACC